TTAAATGATAGAACTTTATACAGAATACTAAAGAACTTAGAAAACAAAGAATACATTACAAGGAAGACAAAAAGCTTAGGGAATGATGGCAAAGAACGTAAGATTTACGTTAACCCAAGTGTCAGAAGTGTCAGTTCTATGTAATACATAGTGTATTATATAAATAAATAATACATAGTGTATTATTATACATAGTGTATTATAACAATATACATTTAAAATTGAACTATGCAAGAAAACTTTGTAAAAATTGGAATCGTACCTAAAGGCAATTACTCACAACAGAAAGTAAAGTGCCCAAAATGCAGTCATACTCGTAAGAAAAAAGCTGATTGCTCATTGTCTATAAATATTGATGATGGTTTATACCATTGTCATCATTGCGGTTGGAACGGTTCTGTAAACCCTAATAATACTATGCAAGAAAAAATATATACTTTGCCAACTACAAATAACTTAAAGAAAATAAATTCTAAAGCTATTAAGTTTCTTAATAAAAGAGGCATAACTAACGAAGTTATTGAGAATAATAAAATTACTACAACTAAAGATGGAAGGAGTGTTGTATTTCCATACTTAAAAAACAATGAACTTGTAAATTATAAGACAAGAGGCATTGTTGAAAAAACATTTACACAATCAAAAAACGGACAGCCAATTATATTTAATTATGATAGGGTTGTAAATCAAGATTTTGTTATACTATGTGAAGGAGAACTAGATTCATTAAGTTGGGAAGTTGCAGGATTTACTTGGCACACTTCAGTTAACATGGGTGCTCCAAACGTAAAAGATAAAAACCTAGATAAGAAACTAGAATGTATTACAAACTGTTATGAAGTGTTTGAAAAAGCTAAGGTTGTTTACTTATGTACTGATAATGATGAAAATGGTAGATACTTAGAGGATGAATTGATTAGAAGAATAGGTGCTGAAAAAATAAGATTAATTGATACTAATCCATATAAAGATGCAAACGAGGTTCTAATTGAAGAAGGCATAGAATCATTACAACATAGATTTAAGAATGCCAGAGTACCAAAGGTTGAAGGTATATTTAGCATTACTGATATTTATGATAGTATGTTAGATGGTTATAGAAACGGTCAAGAAAGGGGTTCAACAACTCATGTAGAATCTATAGATCGAGCATGGACTTGGCGAAACGGAGAAGTTAATATTTGGACTGGTTATCAAAATGAAGGTAAAAGTATGTTTTTAAATCAGCTATCAGTTCTAAAGGCATTTCATGAAGGTTGGAAGTTTGCAGTATTTAGTCCAGAGAATATGCCTATAAATGATTTTTTCCATGACTTAATAGAAACTTACATAGGTAAAAGCTCTGATCCTTATTACAAGGACAATTACATGAGTGAAGACGAATTCAAAAAAGCTATGGAGTTTATGAAAAAACACTTTTTTATAATATATCCAAAAAAAAGTTATAAATTAGATGACATCTTTGAGAGAGCTAAGTTTTTAGTTAAGGCAAAAGGTATTCGTTCTTTGATTATTGATCCATACAACACTGTACAACACAGAATGCAGAGAGGAGAGAGAGAAGATTTATATATTAGTAGATTCATGAGTGAACTAAAAAGGTTTGCAGTTGAAAATAAAATCTCTGTTCATTTAGTTGCACACCAAGTTACACCACAAAAAGATGATTCTGGCAGATATTATAAACCTGATGTTAATAGAATAAAAGGAGGTGGTACATTTGCAGATAAAAGTGACAATGTGTTATTTGTATGGCGACCTAATAGAGCAATAGATTTTAGTAATACTGCGGTTATATTTGGCAGTCAAAAGATAAAGAAACAAAAACTTGTAGGTTATCCACAAGAAGTCGAAGGGATAACATACAGTAGAAAATCGAACAGATATTATTTCAATATGCAAACACCCTTTGATATTGTAGATAGTATAAGATGCGAAAAAGAGCTAGAGTAGATGCAAATCAAAAACAGATAGTTTCTCAAATAAGGGGGATAGGATGTTCTGTCCTCCATACACATCAACTTGGCAAAGGTGCACCAGATATTATAGTAGGTTATAACTTCAATAACTACTTAATAGAAATTAAAGACGGAGACAAACCGTTAAGACAACAAAAACTTACTCCAGACGAAATTCAATTCCAAGCTGAATGGAAAGGCAATTATCATGTTGTAAATTCATTTGATCAACTTAGAGACATTGTATTTAAAAATGAACTCTAAGATACTTGACATATTATCTAAAAGACATCTTGAGTGGATTAAGATGGCAAAGAGCTTTAAACTAAACAATAATGATGCAAATGAGTTAGTTCAAGAGATGTATCTAAGAATGTATGATTACACTAAAGATGTGAATCGTATAATGTATAATGAAAAAGAGATCAACACATTTTATATATACATCACATTAAGAAACCTATATTATAGTAAATGTCGTACTTATAAAAAGAAAAAGATTACAGTGTTTACAGATATTGATGAAGAGAAATATGATTATATAATAAAAAATATTACTTATAATTCAGATGAAATAAATACTAATTATAATAAAAAAATAAACCTAGAAGCTTTATATGATAAAATTGACAATATTATAGATGACTGGTATTGGTACGATAAAAAGCTTACTAAATTATATCTTAATACTAATATGAGTATGAGAGACATAAGCAAAGAAACTAAAATAAGTTTAAGTTCAATATTTAATACATTAACAAATGCAAAAGAAAAAATTAGAAAAGAAACCAAAGAAGAGTACAAAAAGTATAAAAGCTAAAGGATTAGGAGACACAGTAGAACAGGTATTAGAAGCTACAGGCATAGCAAAAATAGCTAAATGGATTCTTGGAGAGGACTGCGGTTGTTCAGAGAGAAAACAAATCCTTAATGATCTTTATCCATATTACAAACCAGAGTGTTTAACTCAGGATGAATTTGATTACCTAGACAAATACTATACAGACAATAAAAATGTTGTACAACCTGAAGTTCAAATAGAGGTGCTTAAAATATACAATAGAGTATTTCATCAAAAAGCAAGTTTAACAAGTTGTTCGTCATGTTATAAGAAAACAGTACACGACAAATTAAATAATGTATATAAAGAATATAAAAAACAATAATACTATGCCATTTTTAAAGCCAAAGAAATATGAAGAGAAGGCAAACTTCTTGTCAAGATTTATGAATAACGCTAAAATGATATTAGAGTACCCAGAAACTAAGCAAAGATATGCAGTTGGCTTAGACGTATGGAAAAAGAATTTTATGTAATAGTTGTTAAATTCAGTTCTTTTATTAACTTTGTGTTGAAAACAAAGAAATATGAGAACACTATTCTTTACATTAATTTTATGCACATTACTAAGTTGTCAAGATAACTGCGATCTAAGTAGCTATCCTTCAGCACCTTACAACGAACCTTACCATGTTGACTACGGAGACAACACTGTTAGATATATATATCTTTGCAGAGATGGTTATAATAATGAGGTTTATAATTATTACATAGCAGACGAATGTTGGGAATATAATTTATCATATCAGTATAACTTAAATTGTAATTAATATGAAAGAACCAATTATCACACTAGACAATGAAATGCATGACAGAAATGAACTAACTCAAAAAGCAATAGAAGACAGTTTCTATTATGGCTACTTAGCTAAAGCTTGTTTATCGAGTAGTGCAATAAGTCAACTGCTTAAATCTCCTTTAGAATACTTAAATAAAATAAACCTACCTAATGAATCAGATGCTTTGGCACAAGGTTATTTATTTCATGCTAGTATATTAGAAGAGGATAAATTTAATGAGTGCCTGTTTATAGATGTAGCTACTAAAAACAATAAAGAATATAAATTAGCTAAAGCAGAAAGGTGGGATGTGTTTACTGTAAAAGATAGAGACAAGGCACTTAGATTAAGAGATAGGTTTTATAATTGCAAACCTGCAAGTGAACTTATAGAAAACAGTAAGTTTGAAGTTCCTATGGTTAACAATTTATTAGGTTATCCCTTTCGAGGAAAGGCAGATGTTTTAGGCGAACACTTAATAGATTTAAAGACAACTCAAATGTGTTCTAAATTTAAATATAGTGCCAATACTTATAATTATGATAGCCAATGTTATATTTATTGTAACCTATTTAATAAAAGTTACAAAGATTTTAAGTATATTGTAATTGATAAATCTCCTACAAATGAAATAGGCATCTTTAATGTCAGTGAGAAGTTTTATTATAGTGGAGAGCAAAAAGTTGAATATGCAATAAAAGTATATGAAAACTATATCAAAAATGAATATGACCTTGAAAACTATTTAACAGAAGCTACTTTGTAAATGTCAAAAGAATACTTGGATTATCTGGATTGTTATGAAGATACTCTAATGTGTTTAAAAAAAAGGGTAATTACTGAAAAAGAAATACCTTTGCTTATAGAACAATACGAAATGGAAGAGCACTATGAATGTTGTAGTGCTATGATTCACGCTTTAGAAGATTACATAAAACATCAAAATTATCTACCATAATGATAACACAAAAAGAAATAGCAGACGAGTTAAATTTAATATCTAAATTAGATGTATTTAAAGTAACAAGAAAAAGAGAACATGTTGAAACGAGATCACTCTTGAATTATATACTCTATAATTATAAAAGTATGCCTCTAAATAAAATAACTAAGTTTTATAGTAATAATGGTTGGAATATAAATCATGCAACTATTATACATTCTATAAGATCATTTGATTTACACAAAAAGTATAATCCTAATTTATTAATTTGGTTAGAAGTAATTATAAATGAAATAAATGAAATGGATAACTTTACTAAAAGACAATATATTAAAAGTAAAATAAGCAGATTAAACAATAAAGACATTGATGAATTAACTATGGTTATTAGTAATATGCCAGAACAAAAACTAGAATATGAAAAACAATTATAGAAAGCAATTACAAAAAGAATGTCCTAATCTTTATAAGAGTTATGAAAATATTGTTCAAGAGCAATTTGAACTCTTTGCCAAGAAGCAATTAGATTATGGTATTAGTAATATAAGCACTGGTGCAAACTTAGAAACTAAAGAAGGCAAAGCATTTGCTTTACATGGTTTATGGTTTAGAATGAATGACAAAATAAGTAGATGGAAAAACTTAATCATTAAGAATCGCAAAGGCAATAACGAAACTTTGTTAGATACGTTTCAGGACTTAGGCAATTACTCTATTATATGTCAGTTAATTACTAAAGGTTTATGGAAGGAATAGAAGACGAACAAAAAAAGAAAGACGGAAGAGCTAACAACGGTGCTTTAAAAGGTATATCCAGAGGACAAGGTCGACCACCAAAGGCAAGGGAAAAGAAGCTAGGTAACTATGCTTTGGGTGCTATGAAAAAAGTATTTGGAAGTGAAGAGAAAGCTTGGCTCGAACTAGCTAAGCAATCTAAAGATAGCTTTCCACACATGAGATTACTTTGGGAATATAAATATGGTAAACCAAAAGAATTAAAAGAACTTAATGTTAAAACAGAAGTTAACATACCAATCATTAACTTTGGAGATAAAAATAAAATAATAGATATAGAATCAGAAGAAATAAAAAATGAAGAAACTAAACCTGAATGAGAAGTACCAAACTTTGTTTAACTCTAAAAGTCGTTACTTTGTAATAACTGGCGGTAGAGGTTCAGGAAAATCATTTGCTACAAATACATTTTTAGTATTACTCACATACGAAAAAGGACACAGAATATTATTTACTCGTTATACAATGACTTCAGCAGGTATGTCTATTATCCCTGAGTTTATAGAGAAGCTTGAGTTAATGGGCGTATTAGATCAGTTCACTGTAAACAAGACAGAGATCATAAACAATTTAACAGGCAGTTCAATATACTTTAGCGGAATCAGAACTTCAAGTGGAGATCAAACTGCAAAGCTTAAATCTATTCAGGGTGTAAGTTCATTTGTATTAGATGAAGCAGAGGAATTAACAGACGAAGAGAGTTTTGATAAGATAGATTTTAGTATTAGATCAAAGCTTGTAAAGAATAGATGTATATTAATTCTAAACCCTACAACAAAAGAGAATTGGATATACCAAAGATTCTTTCAGAATAGAGGAGTTCCAGATGGTTTTAATGGCACTAAAGAAAACATTACTTATATACACACTACATATCAAGACAACTTAGATCACTTGTCAAATTCATTTGTCAAACAAATTGATGACATGAAAGTTAGGCGACCAGAGAAGTTTAAGCATCAGATAATGGGTGGATGGCTTAAAAGTGCAGAGGGTGTTATATTTACTCATTGGAACATTGGTAAGTTCAATAATGAAATAGATTCAATATTTGGTATGGACATAGGATTTTCGGTGGATCCCTCAGTTTTAGTAGAGGGCACTATAGATAAAGAGAGAAAGATTATATGGTTGAAAGAACATTATTATAAGACAGGATTAAGCACAAGTCAGATATATGAATTGAATAGAAGGTTTGCAGGTGCCAATTTAATTGTAATGGATAATAGTGAACCACGACTTTTGAGTGCCATAAAATCTAAAGGACTAAATGTAATACCCACCATAAAAAAGAAAGGTAGTATCTTGGCAGGAATCTCTTTAATGCAAGATTATCAAATAATAATAGACGACAAATCTGTGAATTTAATAAGGGAGTTTAACAACTATACTTGGAAATTAAACGGTGCAATTCCGATCGATAAATTCAATCATGGGGTAGATGCATCCAGATATTTAATTCAATACCTACTAACTAGATCAGTTCCACATGGAAGTTACTTTGTTAAATAAAAAATGAAGATAGGAAATGTTTATACACTAGACAATAGCGAACAACAAATTGTTGAGTTAGTTGCAAACCAAAGACAGAACAACAAGGTTAATACAGGTTGGGATGGTAAGGGTACTGTAAACAAAAAAAGTGGTGTAGATTTAAACATAGTTGGTTTTGGTGCAGAGTTTTTATTCTGCAAGGAACTGAATCTATATCCTGATTTTAAAATACACAACACATCAAAGATACAAGGCACTGATTATTATGACGCTATATATAAAGGAAAGACAATAGACGTTAAAGTAAACAGAAACTATAAGCACCCATTAATGATACCAAGCTATGCAAAAAGTGAATGCGATGTGTTTGCTTTGTTTAGTTGCATATACCCTAGATATAGATTTGAGGGGTTTGCTACAAAAGAAATGGTATTTAATAAATCTAATATTAGAATGACTAGAGTTGAAAGTTATGTAGTTGATAAGATAGATTTAATAGAGTTGGATCAAATTATTCTATAGTTTTTTTTATATTTATTTGGTCAGGTGGAAATAATTAACTAAGTTTGTGTATAACTAATAAAGAAAACAATGAAACAAAGAGAAAAAATAATTGAATTAGCTGATGTTATTATAGATTATATTACCGAGCAAATGATTATGCCAAGAGTGTTTGATGANTTTGGACATAATTTAGAATGTGAACAAAGCGAAGAAATTGCTAACGAAGTTTACGAGCAAATTAAATTAAGAATGTAATAAATAAAACAATGAAAACAATGAAAGCACTACTTAACAAAACAAT